AGATTGCCGACCTCTGCCTCACCCCGCCACCTCCGCCCCTCGCCAAACCTCCGGAACCGGAACCCTCCCCCTCTACGACGCCCGCTACGGGCGGCTCCGGGGGGGCCTAGGCGCGGCGTTCGTAGGTGGGGAAGGGGCGCAGCCCCTCCCCACCACGAACAAAGGCCCTAGACTCAAATCACAAACACACAAACAAACAAATTCGTTACCATCACCTCAGTGGGGCCAGTTACCTTCCTTGATGCTAACTGGTCCCACTGACACCAAACCCAAAGGAGCACACCATGCGACGCCAAAAAATGAGCCGGTCCAAGTCCGAACGGCTCTTCACCAACACTGCCAAAGGCACCCATCCGAAAAACGTCCAGAACGCACCGATGCGTGGCGGCATCCGGCTGTAAGCCGTGCCATGCTTTCACCCGCTACAGGGCTTTCGGAAACTCGGCGGGGGGATCACCTTCTCCCCAACGGGCACCGCCGGAATCAAGATGCAGGTCCCTTGCGGACAGTGCATCGGCTGTCGGGTCTCCCAGGGTCAGATGTGGACCGCGAGACTGCTTCAGGAATCGCGCTACCACGAGGAATCAATTTTCCTCACCCTGACCTACGACCCCGAGCAGCTCCCTACTGGTGGAACCCTGGTCAAAGAGCATCTCACGCTCTTCTTCAAGCGCCTTCGGCGCTCACTGCCGAACAGGAAGCTGCGTTACTACGCTGTCGGAGAATACGGTGACACCTCTCTCCGACCTCACTACCACGTTATCCTGTTTGGCTATCGTCCTCCTGACGCTGAACTGCTATACCAGGATGACTCTAGCCTCTACACCTCTGCGTTCCTGGATGAACGCTGGCGCCTGGGCTTCACCGTCTTCGGGGAAGTCACCCCGGCCACCTGCGCCTACACCGCGCGGTACGTCACCAAGAAAATTACCGGTCCACCCAGTCAAACCCATTATGAGCGCATGTCGCTCTCTACTGGCGAAATCACCCAGGTCATCCCGGAATTCGCCGTCATGTCCCGAAACCCGGGCATCGCCCGGGCACATTTCGAGGACTACAAACACGAGATTTATCCCGATGACTTCGTCATCGTGGAATCTCGGAAAGTCAAGACTCCCCGGTACTATGACCGGCTACTTGACAAAATCAATCCGACTCTACTAGAGTCGATCAAAGCAACGCGGCAACAACGTGCAAAGCTCAACAAAAAAGACTACACTGCCGATCGTCTCGCCCAGCGCGAGGTCATCGCTAAACAACGCCTCTCTGTTCGAACGCGCAATCTCACTCGTCAATGAAAGGGCTAAAATGCGACACGTAGTGTTCGGTATCTTCGACGGCGCGGCCAGCGCCTACCTGCCTCCCTTTATGCTTCCCCGGGCCGAAATGGCCCGCCGCGCTTTCGCGGATCTGGTCAACCAGAAGGGCCACCAATTCAACGAACACACTGCCGATTATTCGCTCTATGAGCTCGGCAACTTCGACGACGCCACCGGCGTCTACGAGAACGCTCTCCCCGGTCCCAGGCTGATTTGCCTGGGCGCTTCCCTGAAGAACCTGGACATCAGCAATGACCCAGCATAGCTTTGCCTCCGTCCCGAAGGCGGAAATCCCTCGGTCTTCTTTCGACCGCTCGCACGGTCTCAAGACGACTCTGGATGCCGGGTGGCTGTACCCGGTCTTCCTCGATGAGGCACTACCCGGCGATACCTTCAACCTCAAGATGCACGCAATCGCCCGGTTGTCCACGCCCATCTTCCCGATCATGGACAACATTTACCTCGACACGTTCTTTTTCTCCGTCCCGAACCGCTTGCTCTGGGATAACTGGGAGAAGTTCAACGGCTCCCAGGACAATCCCGCTGACAGCGTGGATTTCACTTTGCCAACTATCACCGGCACCTTCGGTGAAGGCACCATCTATGACTACATGGGCCTTCCGATCTGCCCGGGAGTGTCCACCGGCACGGCCCAGGCGCTCCCGCTTCGCGCCTACAACCTCATTTGGAACACCTGGTTCCGCGATGAGAACCTGCAGAACTCCGTAACCGTCCCGAAGGGCAACGGCCCGGACACCATCGGCACCTACGCTCTCAAGCGTCGTGGCAAACGCCACGACTATTTCACCTCGGCCCTGCCCTGGCCCCAGAAGGGCACCGCTGTCACAATCCCACTGGGCACCTCGGCGCCCATCGTTTCCACCGGCAAGATGGTCCTGGCCGACGCCATCAGCGGCGGTAACACGCGTGATCTCGAATTCGGCGTCATCGGCGCCGATCGCGTCATGACCTATCCGTCCGGTGGACTCTCCGGAGACTCGTTCTACCGGTCTGGCCTCGCGGCCGATCTCACTGGCGCCACCGCTGCCACCATCAACACCCTGCGGCAGGCGTATCAGGTCCAGAAGATCCTGGAACGCGACGCTCGCGGCGGCACCCGCTACACCGAAATCATCAAAGCCCACTTCGGCGTCACCTCACCCGATGCCCGTCTGCAACGTCCCGAATACCTGGGCGGCTATTCCCAGCCGATCAACATCACCCAGGTTCACCAGACGACCCGGCCAACGGCGCCATCTAGCCCCCTGGGCACCGTCGGAGGCATCGGCACTGCCGTTCTCGCCGGAGGTCAGAACGGCTTTACTCACTCCTTCACGGAGCACTGCACCGTCATCGGCCTGATCAGCGTTCGCGCCGAAATGACCTATCAGCAGCGCATGGAGCGTCTCTGGAATCGGCGCACCCGCTATGACTTCTACTGGCCCGCCCTCGCCATGATCGGCGAACAGTCGATTCTGTCGAAGGAACTGTACTTCGACGCTCTCGATGCCGCAGGCAACGAAACCATTTTCGGCTACCAGGAGCGGTATGCCGAATACCGCTACAAGCCGTCGATGGTTACCGGCAAGATGCGTCCCGCCGCTGCGGCCAACCTCGCCTCCTGGCACCTCGCCTACGACTTCGGCGACGACCGTCCCGTGCTCAACGACACGTTCATTCAGGAAAACCCACCCATGGACCGCGTGATCGCGGTCCCGGCCGAACCCGACTTCATCCTGGATGCGTGGTTCGACTTCAAGTGCGCCCGCCCGATGCCGATGTTCGGCGTCCCGGGCCTCGTGGATCACTTCTAATGGACCGTATGCAATGGTTCGACTTGCTCTATGTCCTTCTGGGCGCCGTCGCGGGCTTCTTCGGGCGCCGGGCTCCGCGCCGTCCCGAGTAATGCCATGGGCGGCTTCTTCAGTTCTCTCGGCTCTTTCGCAGGCCCTCTCGGTACGGTTGCCGGGTTGGGCCTCGACACGTTTATGTCGGCCAAGGCCGCGAAGGACAATCGCGATTTCCAAGAGCGCATGTCCAACACCGCCCACCAACGCGAAGTCGCTTACCTTCGCGCCGCGGGCCTTAATCCGATTCTCTCCGCCACGGGCGGGCCCGGCGCATCGTCGCCGTCCGGATCGGTTGCCCAGGTGCCGAACTTCGCCGAAGGCGTGAAAACCGGCAGCCTGCTCAAAGCGCAAAAGGCACTGGTCGAGGCCCAGGCCGAACAGGCTTATGCCGCCAGTGCCAAAACCCAGAAGGAAACCGATCTTCTCGCCAACGATCTCACGTTGTCCGACTGGGAACTCGACAACGCCCTTAAGCGCGATCCGAATTATCCTCGCGCGAAACAACAGGGCGAACTCGAAACCATCAAGCAGCAAATACTCAATCTTCGCCTCACGGGCGAATCGACCGGCCTCGACATCAAACGCAAGACCGGCGAAATTAACGCCCTGGCAAAATCCACCATGGGCTATCTCGAGGCGGCGGGCGCCCCGCGCTCCGCCGAGCTCGCCCAGCTCGATAAGCTGGTCAAATCCGGCAACGCCTCCGAACTACTTAAATTCCTCCTCTCACTTGCAAAAAGGTAACGATATGCCTGACAAAATCGCCCGCCTCGGCTCCTTCTACGACCCTGACTCGGTCCAGGTCGTCACTCCCATCGGTCCGGAACCCTCCCGCACGAAGTCCGAATTCGCTGCGGAATGTGACGTCAACCAGATCCTCAGCAAGTTCCAGCGCACCGGCGCTCTCACCCACTTCAACAAATACTCTCCGCTTTACGGCGAGTTCACTTCGACTGACTATCAATCCGCCCAGAATCTCATCATCGCGGCCAATAAACTCTTCGATGAACTCCCGTCCTCGGTCCGCCAGCTCGTCTCTACTCCCGCTGGCTTCCTGGACTTCGTCCAAGATCCCAAGAAC